CTTGTGTTAGAATTTGAAAGATGCTAGATTTACCCCTAGCACCAGTTAAAGTGACCTAATCTGGATCAGAACTGAACAAAACGTGCACGCAACTGCGGTCATGTTCAATTTTGGTCAACATACGTCTGACAGATTTAGCTTCCTTACTAAGTTCACTATTAACCACCCAGCGATTGATGATATCGCCCGGGTCTTCAAATCCCTTGTCCGGTTTGTTTTTCTTATTACATCGCTTATGCAGATGTTCAGGTAATAAGAGCTTGGTCTCCTGAAATGTTCGGACCAAGGCTTCAAGTTGTGCGATCGGCATGCCATTCGTGGTGCTTATATCAAGAATTGTTTCCGGACAAGAGGCTACTTTGGCGGTATTCCCCTTTGTTGCTTTAAACGCATCCCAAGCACCATAAGACACACCTTCGATAAGACTGGTATTTATACCTAGCCCATTATCTACAGTGCACAACATTTTTGCGAAGTCTTCGTAGACAGGAATGCCTTTATAGAGCACACTGTACATTAACCCAAGACTTTTGACATAGTGTCCAACCCATCCATTCGCAATAATGTCTGGGTTGATGATGGTAGAAACTGATGTTAATAGTTTCTTCAGTTTCTGCACGTAAGTCCACCTTCCATCACTCACACGCACAAACCCACCACTGCAAAATTCCGTTTCAGTTGCATCATGTCTATAAATAAGTTTAGCATCCAACCCGAAGAATTCATACGTATTCTTCAAATCAGATTTAGGGCTGACACCATAACTGTCATCACCCTTCAACACAAATTTATCAAACCATGAACAACAACTCCCGTCGACATGACAATCCTGACCTAACGGACAATAGTTTATGCACATGAAGTACATAGTAGTGATAAAATTAATTACCCCATTGCCCAATCCTGTGTCAAGATCGCCAGATCCCCTGCACCACTCAAAACTGGCTTTGACGCCACTCCCAGTGATGACAGGTTTCATACATTTCGCAGCGAACACTGTTTTCAGATCTTCAATCTCACCCTCACAACCACACCTCTTAAAAACTCCCGAATAGACTAAATACTCCAACCCTAGCAGACACTTCCGCTGGGTTGCTTCATATTTGGACATATCATTCTCAAACATACTCCCACATAATGCAAGCAAGTCAGCAAATTTTGAACCACACTTGGCAAAGTCACACGCATTTGCGACTTGCTTTAGTTTGAAAAATGCATCTTCTAACCTACAAATGAATCTTGCATATATTATGTTGAATCGGGGATCTCTGCCCATTATCATCCTGGGCGATTTATCCTCTTCAAAATAACGCTCATTCTTGACGAATGCAGTTATTTTGCTGTTCAACGTAATATTTCTGCTGCCTTCAGACATCTGCTTATATGCCCGGAGGAACCTCTTGCGCACAGCGCCAGGTTTTTCCATTACGTATTGTTTGAAACTAAAGTCCTTCTTGAACTCCAACGATATTTTGTCGGTCAAAAAGTCTACTATTCTTAACACCAATTTATTATTTACAAATTTTGCCTTCGGTTTTGGTGTCACCTTGAGATACCGTTGGCCAAGAGATTCTAACTGATTATGAATACAATTACTCATAACAACAGTTGGTTGTGCGTCTAACAAAGGAACACGGAGAGAAGGAGTTGGTTCCAAAAATCCGCCAACCACAGCCTGAGCAGCTGAGGAGGCGTTATTTGGCCAAGTCCCAAAGCTTGAGCAAACTTTTCTGATGACCAGATCAGTTTGTAACCCGCATGTTCGGCGGATAGCTTTGCACACTTCTCGTCCTTGGACATTTGTAAACCTGTCCAAGTTTTCTCGTATATTCCCGAGGTACGGTAAGACGCCTCGTTGATGCCTGCCATCACCCAATCCGTAAAGGAGCAAGATTGGATCACGGTGTATGCATCCCCTTCTGGCGCGTACCATAGAGTCTGATACTCGGTTTCCGCACACAGAAATTCGAGCATTTTTCCACTTTGGGGTGTCGTAGCGGAAACGAAGAGATTCGACACCAAATCCGGTGCAGTTCCGACCGTATAACTCAAGGTAAAATGTAACACCCTTGCGGACACAGTCGTCAGATCTTGTACTCGAATTGCTGCTCCAACTAAATAACCAGGATTTCCCGCCAAGAAAATCATTGCTATTAAGAGGAAGGCTTGTAACACATGAGATTTGGGCAACCAAGCTAATCCAAAATTCTGTGTGGGGTTCCTTTGTCCATACAGCATCGAGTTTTGGCTGTTGTCACATGCCCTCTGTATGGTGAACTTTACGCGAACTGAGTAATGGTGGTCCTCCTCCGCTTGAGATTCTAATTTGCGCTCCTTAAGCCATTTTAAGGCCAATTTGTGTACATGGGACAGACGTAGCGCTCTGTCTTCCCTCCCGTTAACCTCATAACTTGTCATCATGTTCAACGTCAAATAGCTGAAAAGCGGTTGGATAGTCAACTTGTCGCTAATATGATGGTTGGACATGCCGTTCAAATGCAAGTCATCAGTGGCGTGGGTGTCAAATTTTGGCATATGAATGGCATTTATCAGTGTTTGCACTGGCCGCCATTCCCAAAAATGATACCTCTGATCATTTGGCACCACAACAGCTGCTGTGGGCAATAGAGCCACCTTGGGTTCTTTAACACAGTGGGCGCAGAGCACAAAATCTACGTGTCCGCACTCATTGCACACGAACTGCTCTGATGGATCGAGTTGTTCTTGGTGTGCAATGACCCATGTGTTGAAACGAGCTAACGCAACGGCGTCCTCGTACATCAGATCTCTGCCCTTTAGGTACACTGCTGTGTCCCTAAATATGTTCAATTGCTTTTTGATGCCATGGGCTGTGGCAGCTGCAAACGACTTGTGGGTCGGCGTTTTCACACTCGTATCCCCACGTCTATCATCAGGTGGTGCTCGCGTATGAACGCGGTCATCATTACTACCACCTGGCAACTTCGGCTTTGAACCGAAGGGTTTTGTGGTTTTACCTGAACCACGCGGATGTGCCGACGGCCGTTTAAGGCAAGCGGACTGGTCTTTTGAAGGGGCTACCATCCCTTTTGATTTCTTTTGCCCGAGATTCTCGTCCCGGTTCATATCGCGTTTTTCCTCAGCACGCGAGGCCTCATTGTTTGTACTGGACATTATGTATGAGGGTGCATAGCTGTTTCGGATCATAACGCTCAACTTAAGCACGGAACTATTAAACCTCGCAACTTCGGGTTCAAATCGTACCGGTCGTATCTTTTATCTATACGACACACCGACGTGCACCCCACTAGGGTTGTTTAAGCACATCGGTTAAAGCTTAAGAGTGTAATCGACTTTTCCCATAGTCTTGGCTTCTTTTCACCAATAAAGATTTACACTGAATGCGTTCACCTAGATGCGTCGTCTCGGGCACTACCCCGATATCCCACATCTCTCATTTCTTTGTAATGATGAACAATCCACTGACCAGCGAGTGATCAGATGCACACGGGAACAGTATCCCATGAGGCCTTCTCAGCAATTTCTACTCTGAGAGGATAACACACCAAACGAGGGCCGAGTCTCCGCAGAAACAGGCGTGGTTTTGGTTCGTTTTCCCTCTCATATTAAGAGCGCCGGACCAGTATTCTGGCCAGGGTAAGACCACTGATTGAAC